CCGAAGGCTTAACTATCTGTAATGGACAGTTTGCATTGTGTGCAGCCAGTGCTTGTAAGCCAACTGGCGGTACTATCACAAACAGTTCTGGTGTTGAATATCCTGAAGTGATTTGTACATGCCCAATTCTCAAAGGTCCTAACCTAGCAGATCTTGATGCAGGCAATATGCAAGGTTCATGTGAACCCACAGATGACAACCATGTGTGGAGTACATTTTGGCCGCGCTTTGAATATCCAAGACAGCAAAATGACTTTTCACACAATCCAAAAGAAATGCGTGGCAGCATACAAGAATGTCCAGCAGAGCTAAAGCAAGGCTTTAATGCATCAAACTGCTTTAGTTGGAACTGTGAAATTGACGCAAACGGTCTAGCAATTTGCCGTTGCCCAATGGGACAGTCACCAGAGGATACACCATTCTTGATTGAAACACTACCAGAAGAATTTCCGCAGCGTTGTTTTGAACATCCTGTAAGTTTGCCATTGTCAACTATCAAAAAGTTGGAAATGCAATAAAGAATAAGGGCAGTTGGCTGAGTGGTCGAAAGCGGGAGATTACTAATCTCTTGAGCCTGTGAGGGCTCCGTGGGTTCGAATCCTACACTGCCTGCCATCTTTCTAAAACGGCATATATAATAGAAACAGCCGGGAGGATCAAATGGCAGCTAAGGCAAAAGGTCACGTCGAACATATTGGCGTAAAAAAGAAAACATCAATTGGCGCTAAGAAAAAATCATTGAGCAGTTCAATGATGAATAAACACAAGCGTAGAAGTTTCAAAGCATATAACAGACAAGGCGGAAAACGTTAATGGGCAAGAAAAAGTCAAGAGCATCACAAACCTCCAAAGGCATTGTGAACCAAAATCCCAACAGTGACAGCAAGCGTGTACAAAAAGCACTGCGTAGAGAATATCGCGGCAGCACTGCTGAATTAAACAACAAGATGAAAGCACATCTTAAATTGAAAAACGTTATGCTTACCATCCCAAATCCAAACACAAACGAAACCAACAAACGTTTTATTCGTGTTCCGGCACGTGAAGTTTGGGGATATGCTAAACGCTAATGCTAGGCACTACAGAATATCTAGGCGAAGGACTTTGGTATTTGCCGACTGTGTTTGCTGATCAAAGAGATTTCTTTACAGTAAAGCGTACCTATAGAGAAACTGCTACAGCTTGGCAGATGCTTACACCTAACAGACTGATGGCTATGCCCAACAACTATGAAGAACTGAACAACATAGGTGATAGGCTAGCCAGTCCTGTCAGCGAGTTAACCAACTTTCCGAGCTTAAAGTGTAGCAATGTAGATATCTTTATCGACCTCCCGGGGCACAGTTTAAGTTGGCACTTTGATCATGACAACTACAAAGTGTTATTGCAGGTATACACAGGCGACAAAGAGATTAATTCAGGTGGCACACAGTGGTACATTGGCGATCGCAATCCTGAATTACTAGAAAAGTATGGCACTAATACTATAGTAAGTGATTCAGGATTACCGCGTACAGAAACGCCATACAAGCCTTATGCTGGCTATATCAATGATAACACACAGCGAAAAGCGCACGGCACAAACAGAGTGTTGCCGGGTAATGTGCGCGAAAGTGTTTTATTCACATTTAATTAAAAAAACTGGTTGACCATTTTGTTGTTTCCGGTTATACTGTATATACAGTTAGAGACAAGGAGCAACAGATGTCACAGCAAATTCTTTCAGATGCAACAGCAACCGCAGTAATGTTTGCCGGTGAAGTAGCAGAAAATTCTGCCAAACAAGCAGTGCAAGAACTGTACAATCAGTATGGCACAGATCAAATTGGTGCGTGTGGTTTTGGTTTTGTCACCATCTATGGTGTGCGAGCAAACAGCAAAGTTGGCAAGGCACTAAAAGCAATTGGATTCCGCAAACAAGAATGGAACCGGGCGTTTCAGCTTTGGAACCCAGGTGGATACGGCGGACAGAATGTGGACATCAAAGAAGCAGGTGCCAGAGCATATGCTGCTAAATTTAAAGAAATCACTGGTATTGAAATTTATCCAGGATCGAGGTTAGACTAATGGATATCAGAATGATTAAGTTTTATGTTTTAGCCGCATTAGGTGCAATGGCATCTGCAGCAGCAGATTCTTATGTAATGTTGGGGTTGTCTTTGGCTATTGTATTCTTGCTTATGCATAAGGAGCGTGATCAATAATGGAAATCAGAGTAACAGATCAGGGCACATTTGAGTTGCTCATTGACAAGGTAGAGGTACTATTGCATATTGCAGCATTTGCCTTTAGTGTAGCTATATTTGTAATGATCATAAGTTCCGCTTGGAAACTTGGTTGGAAACTTTGGCCTTGGGTATTTGCTATGGGACTTCTAGCGTGGTTAGTGATATGATTACCATTGATGGACTTAACAAAAAACAAGTAGCAATGTTGGACAAACTGTGGAGTCTTGAAACAGAAAAAGACCTACACAACTATGTGAGTACGCTTGATTCTCAAGATACACACATGGCACAGACACTTGTTGAAATGATTATTTTGGAAGCCATTGATACAGACATAGCCAACAAAACAGATTTTCCTGAAGTAAAAGATATCCTGGAAAAAATAATGAATAAAGGTTGACACATCCTTATAGTGTGTTATACTAATTGTACAGTTAGAAAATAGAGAAAAGGACAAGCCCTATGTCAAATGCTATCGAATATCGTACAGTCACCACAGTAGGTGCAACCAAAGCAATCAAAGTTGCTTTCAAACGTCAACGCCCAGTGTTCCTTTGGGGACCTCCTGGTATTGGCAAATCAGAAGTTGTTGATGGTATCACAAATGAAATGTCAGGCATCATGTATGACCTGCGCTTGGGTCAAATGGATCCGACTGATTTGCGCGGCATGCCTTACTACAACAAAGAATCAGGCATGATGGATTGGGCTCCCCCGATTGATCTTCCAACTCCAGAAATTGCTGCACAATATCCTATAGTTGTGCTATTCCTAGATGAAATGAATGCTGCTCCAGCCAGTGTACAAGCGGCTGCGTATCAGTTGATTTTGAATCGTCGTATTGGCAAGTATGTATTGCCAGACAATGTTGTTGTTATTGCTGCTGGCAACAGAGAGTCAGACAAAGGTGTTACATATCGCATGCCTACTCCGCTTGCCAATCGTTTCATTCACATTGAAATGAGAGCAGATTTTGAGGCTTGGTTGGATTGGGCCGTTAACAACAATATCCATGAGGACGTTGTGGGTTACTTGAGCTTTGCTAAACAGGACTTGTATGACTTTGATGCTAAGAGCGCAAGTCGTGCATTTGCTACACCACGTTCATGGAGTTTTGTAAGTGAACTGTTGGACGAACCAATGGAAGAGACCACTGCAACTGATTTGGTTGCTGGTGCTATTGGTGAAGGCCTTGCTGTTAAATTCCAAGCGCATCGCAAGATTGCAGGCAAACTGCCCAATCCAGAAGATGTACTATCAGGCAAGGTCAAAGAACTGGAAGTCAAAGAAGTATCGGCAATGTACAGCCTGGTTATTTCAATGTGCTACGAACTAAAAGAAGCACACGGTTTAGTCAAAGAATCAGAATGGCACGGTATGACTGACAACTTCTTCCGCTTTATGATGGATAATTTTGAAACTGAATTGGTTGTTATGGGTGCAAGGATTGCACTTACCACATACAATCTTCCGTTTCAGCCCACCAAGTTGAAAAACTTTGATGAGTTCCACAACCGTTACGGAAAATACATTCTGGCTAGCCAAAGTTAAAAAATGTTAGACAAAATAATCAACCCATCTAATAAATCGATTCTGGTCCTATCAAATTATAGGACTGGATCGACAGCTTTTTGTGATACTGTAGCAAAACATTTTGATTTAAAAAACTATGACGAACATTTATACTATTCAACTGAGTCATATCAAAACATTTTAGATTTAGTAGATCAGAATCAGATTATATTTAAAATTCAGCCTGACCAGATTCCTGTAAATTGTTGGGAAGAATTAACTAAAAAATGTTATGTGATCGGTCTTGAACGCAAGAACATATTAAATCAAATTGTAAGTTTCTACATTTGCAGTCGTACACAAGTTTGGCATAACACAGATAAAAATCCAGATGTTGAAAAACTTACAGCAGATATCGCTATAGATAGATTTGACATAGAAGACGAAATAAGATATATTCTTAAAATGAGAAACATATATAACGAAAATAAAAAATATTGTAATGTTACATTTATTTACGAAGATATTTTATCAAGTTTTGAAAACACAGATTACAAATTATCATCAAAACCAAACAATTTTATTGACATTTACAATTCTGTTGAAAAAGTATTTTTATCACCAGAATTTAACTGTTATGAGTGAGGCCCACTTTCTAACTGTAAATCTAAAGGCATAGGGCTATGCAGGGCCTCACTCATATCTCCCAAACACTAAAAGAAACAGATGAATTACTGGAGCGACACCTTGATGGTTACCATCGGGTGTATCGCCATTACGAGCCTTACGATCCTGAAGAGTGGATGAAACTGCTCAAAGATGTGCATCGCACATTTGGACGCCCTAGCGATCGCTGGCAATGGAGCCATGCTAATAACCCAGTGACTTGGAATGAAATTGGCGGTGAAAACAATTGGCACATAATTTTTCATTTCCTAGAAGAATCTGACGCTATCCTGTTTGCGCTTAAATACTAGCACTATGCAATATATTATCAAAAAACTTGACGGTCGATACAGTCACAGAAAGTATTTCAAATACTGTGTTGAATTTGATAGAAATCAATGGGGACCACTGCACTTCAATGTTGCATTAAAGTGGATGATTGATACCTATGGATTTACTGCAGAAATACGTGAGTGGCAGCATATACGCAACCTACATCATCAGAGACGTGCATACAACTTAACCAATGAACAGCTACCCGACGTTGTAAACCACACTTGGAGTTGGACCAACGACTCAGTCTGTCTTCGCATATATATCAAAAGCGACAAAGAGCTAGGCTTCTTCAAGTTGAAATGGCCCAATGAAGGAAAGTAGATGCGACTGGATTTACACGGATACACTGTTCACAATGCTTGGCATCGTTTTAGTGCATTTATTGTGGATTGCAAATATGCAGGCCACAAGTCAGTTGTTGTGGTAACTGGACAAGGCGAAATAGCAAAAGAGTTGCCTGCTTGGGCACATCTAGATCAAAATATAAGATCATGCGAGCAACAAAATCCAGGTGCTTACAGGATATACCTGAAAAAAGGTTGACCTTTTGGGTATATGTGTTATACTGTATATAACAGTTAGGAGCAAACTATGAGCATGAGCACAGATACTACCGTAAACAAAGATGTAGCCGACAAGTTCAAAGATATTTTAGGCCCAATGGATCCCAAATTGGATCGTGAGGTACGTGAAATACTGGTAACTGCTCGTGTAGGCATGTTGCTTCGTGCCAGCTTTTTTGGCAACCTTGCTACACGTTTGAAATTGGTTAACGCAGACGAGTGGTGTGCAACTGCTGCCACAGACGGCCGTAACTTTTATTACAACTGCAAATTTATCAAAATGCTCAAGCCCAAAGAAGTTGAGTTTTTGTTCGGGCATGAAGTGCTGCATTGTGTGTATGATCATTTTGACAGACGTGGTGATAGAGATCCGCAACTGTACAACATTGCAGCAGATTACTGTGTAAATGCTGATCTCAAAAAACACAAAGTAGGCGAGTTTATTACCACTGTTCCTTGTTTGTACGATACCAAGTATCAAGACTGGTCCAGCGAAGAAGTATATGATGATTTGTTTGAAAATGCTGACAAGATCAGTATTGATGATTTGCTAGATCAAATGCTTGATCAACACATTGATCCCAATGGCAGTGGCGAAGGTGACGACAAAGAAGGCAAAGGCCCTGCAAAATACAGCAAAGAAGAGCGTGAGCAGATCAAACAAGAGCTCAAAGAAGCCATGCTCAGTGCTGCACAAACATCAGATGCAGGCAACTTGCCCGCTGGCGTAAAGCGTATGATTCAGCAGTTAACTGAGCCAAAGATGAACTGGCGTGAACTGCTTCGTATGCAATTGCAAAGCACTATCAAAAACGATTACACATTTAACAGAGTGCATCGCAAAGGCTGGGACAGTGACGCTATCCTGCCAGGTATGAACTATGATGAAATGGTTGATATTGCAATTGCACTGGACATGTCAGGCTCAATCAACGAATCACAAGGCAGAGACTTCCTCAGTGAAGTTAAAGGTATTACTGAAGAGTTTGGCAGTTTTAACATCAAAATCTTTTGCTTTGATACTGCTGTTTACAATCCGCAGGACTTTAACAGCGACAACCTAGACGAAATTGCCGAGTATGAACTTGCTGGCGGCGGAGGCACAGACTTTGATGCTATCTTTAACTACCTCAAAGACGAAGCCATTGAGCCCAAAAGACTGATAGTGTTCACTGATGGTTATCCGTGGAACAGCTGGGGTGATGAAAACTACTGTGATACAGTGTGGATC